AATTATAAACCCTACCAGGGTAAGTTAACCTTTCCAGGGTAAAAAAGAAGAAGTAAGTCCGAGGTTACAACCAAGGGCCTAAGTCGTACCACTCAAGGCATCGGAGTCTTTTGAAAGACAATGATGTCCGACTCTTTACCTCAACAGAATTCTGTCGAGATACGTCTGAGTGTTCCGTGAGACGAACTAGCAATAGTTCGAACTCATCTGTATCGAAGCGTATCGGTTTGGAAATTAGAGCTTTAAAACTAAAGCCCTGATGACCATGCTTAAGCTTCGAGGGTGTTGATTCGTCAAAATTTGAGACGAAACCAACTTCCCCATAACCTAAACTTATGCGAAACCTAAAAGGTTTAGGACACAAGTTACTTAAATAAGCACATACTTTCTGAAAACGTCGATCACAACCATAGGCAAAATTACACCTATGGGCGAGAAGACGAATCTGATTGTATAACTTATAGAGGTCATGTATAACAGTAATCCTCTTTCGCAAGAAGATCGGTTTACAGTCTACGCCATCAAAATAGTGCGACCCACAGCTTTCTCTAAAATAACCAGAGGAAAAACTTTTCTTCTGATTAAAAGAGAAGCCAAAGACTTCACTAAAATGGTGGAAAGAGTTAAAGGCGGATGTTGGAATGATTATATCATCACCGAACACAGAGACAACATCAATAATGTTCTCTCTCTCTAAAACACAGAGAGAAAGTGCATAAAAGATAAGGGTCTCAAGTTCGAATGTATAACCATTACCCATACTTGAAAATTTATTCCAAGTATGGAGTCCGTCAGCGGATTTCTTACATCTAAAGACGTCAAGAAGCTTAAACCAAAGGGGAGGCAATAATGTCTCAACAAGGTTGTAGCTAATCTGGTCGGATGCTGATGAGAAATCAACAGTGGAGTAGAAACCGGTTTTTGAACCGATCTTACAGAACTGTCGATTAATAGAATCAGAATCATTTAGACGTAAGCCATTAACAAGCAATCTTCGGCGTATAAGCTTACCAATTCCTTTCTGGAACCAAAGGTTCCAGCCAGGTTGAATAAGAATAACACGATCGATTTTGCTGGTTTTTGGAACGACAACGACACGGTCACCAGTCTCGAAGCAAAAGAGCCTATCCGGAAGAACAGGATAGGCAATTTTGAGAAGAGGACAGATGAAAGCTGCTTCTTTTGTAATTCCACGTTCATCGCGGAATTTCTTAAAGCTTGATGCATCCTTACTTTTTATAAGTGTAGATGCACCGGGGCCCCAAGATGACAAATCAGCTAATGCCTCAATATCAGGTCTATCACCAAGGATTAAGCGTATTTTATCTTGAACACGGAAAACCATGTCAAGATCTTGAGATGGAAATTTCTCAAGAAAGCGAAATCTTCGATTTGTAACCTGACACTTAAGCTCAGAGTCAAAAAACTTTTTTAAGGCATCCTCTTTAGGGTTATTTGTAACCTTTAGGAAGGAATTCTTAGAAAGAAAGTTGACAGCTAAGTAAGAGGATCTAAAAGATTCCGGATTATTGAAATCTTTAGGATCAATACTTAAATTGGCTATTTGATCGTACTCTTTGTATCTAAATAAAATAGATACTTGGAGAGACGATGAACAGTCAAGAGCTTCGAGGTAAGAGTAGATTGCGTCGTCTGTAACGGACTTGTCAAACTTCGGAATAGATGATCTCTTCACGAGTCTTTCTCCATTGAATGGAAGGAAGATATAATGACTAATATAAAGTCATACATCAAAGGATATACAGAGAAGGCTTAAACGACAGGATCCCTGTTATAAATCGAATAGCCAATCTTTCCAGGCGTAGCCGACGACATCAAAGCAGTCAGGTAATAAGTAAGATCCTGACGCTCTGCTGAAGTCGAGTCCGCGGGAATGATAGCATCGATAGTAACGAGGCTCTGACGAGTAACCTTCTGGTATGTAACACCATTGATTGTCTCGGTAGCGACCGTCGGCATCCGGAATTTAAATTTGTGACGAACCGGTTCACTAGGTTTCTTCGGGAGAGAAATGGAGCTAGTGTACTCGAACCAACCGCCGACATAAGCCGACGTTTGTTCGAGCCAACGAGCAACACCATTTTCAACACCCGCAGCAACAAAGTTATGATTCGCCGCAGCAGAGTCCGGTAGGACCAAAGTAGCTTGAGTGGACATAAGTCCCTTTCGTTAAAGTTGAGTAGGTTTTTTAGGCCTATGTTATCGTTTAAAAACGAGTTGTATTAGGGCAATAGCATTGGCAACATGGGTCATAGAGAAAGGGTTTTTAAAAGAGGGCTTTGGTGCGGAAGGGAAATTCGAAAGAATCTCACGACCGACAGAAAAGATCTCTTTATACCCATCAGAACGACCCGTATAAGTCCAATTGCCATTTACCCCTGTAACACTCCCTCTACCAACAGCGAAACTAGTAAGGCGGAATATATATTTGTAACTATTTACACCGCGGATAAAAGTTAAGCCGGCCGTAGAATCGAACGTCTGAAGGTATGATCCAACAGGAACAAACCAATCAGCAACGAACGAAAAAGGAGTGAGTTCCCACGCAAGAAGATCGGGGTTTGAAATCCCGGTATCTGCGATCGCTTTGGCAGCAGTGTTTGTCAATTCGAAAGTGTGGGACATCTTTGCATAATACTTAACAAAGGCGTCTTCCGTAATTAACAAAGCATTGCTAAGCCCAGAAAAACGAGTAGCCTGGGCAGAATCATCAGCACGCCAAAAGCTTTCTACGGTTACAAACCTACGTCTATTGTTCTTCTCAGCTAAAAGCTCAGCAGAACCGTAGACATCGGAGAGTAAGGGTAGCCAGCCGTACTGAAGCTCCAACCAAGATGTAGCTGCTCTATCATAGGGTGTTAAGTGACGATTTTTCGAAAATCGGCGCAAAACATTCCGTGGAGGAGCACCCGCACCAAGTTGGTTCACAGCCTCAAGAATTCTTCCCTTTTTAAGAAGAAGAAAAGACTTAGCAATCCTAGTAGCAGAATCACTGAGTAAACGAGCAGTTTGAGCCCGCTCAGCAAAAGCTTGAGCGAGATTCACCTTGCTATCCTTAATCTTAAGCAGCTGCTTTTGGCTTAATTGAGACTCGATGAAAGTTTTAGCCGCGGATGAAGGATAGTATCCGGGGATAACACTAACATTCCAGTCACAATATTGGCCAATAGGACTTCCATACATATAGCCAGTAACCCGAGAAAAATTAGGGGAACCGGTTTGCCTCATAGTGTGTTCACCCGAAGGGCGAATACTCTTAAAGGTATTTATATGAAAAGGCTGCGAAGGAATAGGGAGTTTATGTTTCTTGAGGTAGTGATAGTTTAATGTCCTTTCCCAAAGCTTATTATAAGATCCACGAGTAGCTGGAACCGAGTATAAGATCGTCTGAGGAATCGACGAATCAAATGTCTCGGAATAGCCATCGACGTCGAACTTATTAGGTAAGTTTAAGGATAAGGTCATTAATATCTCCAAAGAAGCAAGTGGTTAACTGCGTACAAAGGCAGTAATCTACTCTTGACGAGCAGAGGGCCTTGCTGGCCCTTCGTTATTTTGGATAGTGCTACGAAGGTTATAGTCAAATCTAGAATTAGTAATCAAAATAAAGATTATAAAGACTAGAATAAGGCACAACTTTCTATAGAAATTATCCATCATAACACCCCTTCTAAATGATTGAATATAATTAATTAGAAGGGGCTAAACCACCCGATCCAAGACTGATATAGGCTTTAGAAAAGTTCTGAAGATCATCGATCTCGTTTTGCTCCATATCAGCAACATATAAACGGAAATTATCGATAAAGAGAGACAAAAGTCGTCCATCCATATGATAAACATCCGATAATGCAACTGCAAAGGAAGCAATAACAATTTCACGATCGTCAGATAACATTTTAGCTCCTATATT